ATGAACAGCGAGCCGTGAGCCCAGTACACCATGCCACGGTAAATCGCCGACAGGTCGCGCAGCAGCGTCCAGGCCTCGGCACGGCCCTGCAGGTTCATGTCGCAAAGGAATCGCGGCTCTTGGCCGCCTTGCCCATTCGGCACCTGCTGGTCGCAGTACTGGGCGATTCGATACATCTCCCACTTGTCGACCATCCACGACTTGATGCGCTTACCCAGGCCGAAACGATCCTCGACACATAGGCCATAGGTCACAAAAGCCGGGTTGTTGGTCCAAGCCTGCTTGAAGGTACCGTCCCACACACCGGTGTACGTGCGTGTCACCGGGTCGTAGTTGGTCGGCACAGGCCAACGCTTGGCCTTACACTTCACGGTGACCGCTGGAATGTTCTGGAACTGCTGGGCGTCGAACTCAATGTACAGCAGCGCGGTGTTCGGATAGCGCAACTTCTCGTCGATAATTTCCGTGTAGCCCGCAATGGTCATCGTGTCAGCAATGGTGCCTTTGTTGGCGTTCGGCGTGATACGGCGGACGCGAAGCATCCAACCAGAAGTGGCCTTGGGCAGGTTGATACGCACGGACCGCTGGTAACCGTTGGTAGTCTTGCCATCCACCGCGCCAAGGTGGGCCTCGGAGTAGGCGCCGCCATCAGTGGCAATGTCGATGGCGTACTCAATGCGGTACCCGTTGGTGTTGCCGTTTTCATCTTGGCTGACAAGGCGCGGCCACGACATCCGGACACGCACAGCGGAAAGCTTGGTGTCGCTAAGGGCACGACTGAACGGGTTATCGCTGCGCAACTCGACACCGACGGTGGTCTCGTTCTCGACTGCCGGAATGCCTTGAATGTAGTCCTGCTCAATCGTGCCGCGGCGCCACTCCCACTTCACACCCGGGAAGTTCACGTTGCCGCTGGCATCCATGATCGGCGTGTTGTCCAAGTAGATATCGCGGTCGGTTGGAGTACCTTCGAATTCACCTTCACCCACGGCCAGCAGAAGCTTGGCAACGTTGGTCGACTGCAAGCTATCCGGGGCCTCGACGGGCGATTTTGGCTTGCTCTCACCGCCCTTGGCGCCGGTGATGTCGAAGTGAGCTGCTGAGCCCATACTTTCCTCCAGGCAATAAAAAACCGCCCGGAGGCGGCTGTTCGCTGAGTTGGCCCTAGGCCTTGTCTTGCGCCTCGATCGAGGCAGAGATAATCGCCCCGCCCCAGCGGCGTTCGCCGATGCAGATCGGGACAGGGTTGCCGCTGGCTGTGGTGTTCTTGGCACTGCCGAAGGCGTAACTCGGTAAGTTCTCAGGTGCGGCACTCTGAGACAGGCCTTTGGCCTGAGGGCTGAGCATCTGGATGACGCCGCTGGCGGCCATTGCTACACCTACGGGAAGAAGGGCTTGGAACCCAGGAACGGGTATGAAGGAAGCGGCAATCAAAATCGCGCCAATGACTGTCTGCAGCATCCCCCCACGCTTACTGCCAGCTATAACCGGAACGATTTTCACCACTTTCGCTCCGCCCCGACTGAATTCGGTTTCACCTACATTTTTACCGTTGCGGTAGATTGCGAAATTCATTCCCAAGCGAGACAGCCGATCAACCTCTTCCTTGAATCCTGGCAGCGTGATCGTCAGGGCTTTCAGCAACTCGCGCACGCTGCCGGTATCCAACAGCCGTCGATGCCGCTGTCCAAGCGCTTTGCGCAAGGTGCCTGAAAACTCGATAACGGTCATGTCTTGGGTCATGCATTTCTCCGGACGAAAAAAAGCCGCCAAGTGGCGGCTCATGGCTTGAAACAGCGTTCAAAGGCAGTTTTTCACGGACGAAGTAATCTTTGACCTGCCAATGGTTATTCCTGGCATCCGCTGATACAGCCGCACCTCGCTGCCGTGGGCCGTTTTTTTGATTTCCAGAAGCTCGTTGGTCTGACCGATCGATTCAGCTGAGGAAACCAATCGGTAGCCCGTAAGGGTCTCATTCATGGTTGCCCCGGCCTGGTGCTCTTGCCATTCAGGCAAAACGCAAAGCGCGTATGCCTTTGGTGACTTCGAGGTTTCTGCAACGATCGTAGGGCTCCCCTTGAGTAAATCACCGGGCGTTGTGCACCCCGCCAGCAATCCCAGCCCCATCGCTAGAAGAAGCGCCTTCATACGGCACCTCCAGCAGTTCCAGCCAAGTCGCTTCCACAATGCTTGCACTTGATAGCAACCGCCAAGACTTCTTCGCCGCAGAATGGGCAGTCTTTTTTCGGCTTGGAATCAGCGACGGTGCGCATATCCGCAACAGGTGTAGGCGAGGCGGATACCGGTACGTCCGCGACTATGACGGGAGAAGGCTTCTTAAATGCCCATACCAAGGCAGCTACCCAGCCAAGCAGGCTCCAACCCAGGAAGAAGTTAACAGCAGCGATGGCTCCCAGGTTGTTGTTCTTTCGCAGCCACGCCTCGATCGTTGGAAGCATGTAGAAAGCGGGGATGAACACGACACCACTGAATGCCACTAGGGTGCCAAACGCATTCAGCCCGCCCCGCTCTGCCCCCATCGCGTAGCTGTAGAAGGCGAGAAAGCCCAGGACGAGTAGACGGACGACGAACATTTGAACTCCTTGCTCACTGGCCATGGCCAATCCAATGGCTAATGACAGGATGCTATCACCATCCGCGCTGCTCGTGAAAAGCCAGCACCAAAACCCCGCGAGAGCGGGGTGCGATTGGATTTGGCGATTCACGCTTCGTTGAGACCTAGAGTCAGTTGGAGTTGTTCGCGCCAGTAATCCACACGATTTTCCAAGGAAGGCTTTTGCCACCGCCAAGCTGAGAGCCCCTTCCCCTGCTGGCTCGCCAGGTCTTTGCGATGCTCAAGCGCTTTGCAGGCATTTTCGAGCTGCTGTCGAGCTCCCAAATCCCCATGAAGGATTGAATCGATCTGGAGATCGCACCACACAGCAAATCTGACATCCAGCCACTGCGCAAATCGAACGCCCAGCTTCGGGTGAAGCCAAGTCCCTCCGTGGTGTCTGCCACGGCGCGTTTCTAAAAGTGATTCAGGATCACAATTAAGAACCTCACCCAGGACCTTCAGATATTGCCTAGTTTCATCCTGCTTGAGCCAGTCTACCGGGCGCTTTCCGAAGGGACGTGCGATTTCGGTTGCGTTGATCCACCCGTCGGTATTGAAACTAATTTCGTTGCCATCGTAGTCAAACGGGATGATTGTCGGATTCATGCGACAGCTCTCCCCTCAGACACCTCTACCGCGTAGCGCGTCGGCTGCTGCATCGCAGCCCCCAGGCCGGTCAAGAACGAATTCATCTGATGCAATCGGTTTCGCAGGCTGCGAACTTCGTACCAGGCTCCATCGATCTCATAACCGGCCTCACGCAGCTCGCACAGGATCTTCTCGCACAGTGACAGATCCTGAGGACGCGAGCAGAGGTCGTTCATGCTCACATCAAGCCAGGCATGGCCCATGCCGCGATGCTCAAGCATTTCCATGCGGCGCTGGGTTAGCGCCTCAAGCGGGTAATGAATGGCCAGCGGTGGCTTGGCTTGCTGCGGGCCGAGGTATTCACCCTCAAGCGCGTAAGACGCGACGAAAGTGGCAGCGGCTTCAAACTGCGAGCTTGGAATCAGCTCAATGCGCGGCACCCCGAAGCAGGCATGAAGCGCAGACGCAAGCTTTGCCGTAGCGCTGCGCTGGTGTTCCGAGCTCATCTTGGCTACCCGGCAACGCATGATGTTACTGAGTCGCAAGGCGCCAGGCTTACCGAGGATGTCATCGACCATCGGCACCATGACTCCTTTTAAGTCTTCGTAGCGACCATGCTTACGGATCGCTGGCAGCACGTCAGAAGTCACCCACTTTTTGAAGCGCTTGGCCTCCGCCTTGCGGCTCTTGAAGATCAAGGCATAGAGCCCGGATTCATTCACCACAAGCATTTCCTGGGCGCCTGAGGGGGTATTGACAGTGGCAATACCCTTCTCGTCCTCATCCAGACCGTCGGTTTCGCGGTCAGCGCGCCCGTTCACGGCGAGGGAGACGTTGCCGATCGCCAAGGACGCGCAAACATCTGCAGCCACAAACCACGGCTGATCATCAATCAGCAGCGTGCGCACCTGCTGCTTGCCAAAATTGAAAGGGATTACGTTTGTGCTATTATCGCCCATGACGTTGTTTTCCTGATCGATGACTGCGTTGATCTCCGAAGCCTCAGTGTTCCCGCACTGGGGCTTCTTCGTTTTTAGGCTTCCGCCTGTTGCCTCTGCATTGCCCGCCATTTCAGCCCCTCCTCGATTAAAAGGCCAAGCTCGGCATTGAGACTGCGACGGTTGATTCCCGCCTCCTCCTTTGCCTTCTCTTTTAATTCATTCGCAATCCGCAAGCTGTATGCGGGACATTGATGTGCGCCTTTCATGGCTCTCCTCCCTGGGCTTGTGGATTCATATTGACGTCACACAAATGTGACGTCAAGTGGATTCTTGAATCTTTTTGAATGCACGAACAGAATCGCTGTTTAATATCATTGCACCTAGGAAACCCATGACTGACCGCCACGTCCTGCCCCCATACTCATTACGGATGCCAGCCGATCTGCGGGAGAAACTGGAGACGTCCGCATCAGAGGGTAAGCGCAGTCTCAACGCTGAAATCGTTGCGAGGCTTGAGGCAAGCTACGACTTCATTCCTCAGTCCAGGGCCATATCAGCCGAAGACGGCGTTTCAGAGCTCAATGAGCTCTACAGTCAGCAAGCTGCCATTTCTGCATTGCAGATCGCCAAGATTAGAGCCTTGGTCGCCCTGAAAGCCGAGCTCAATGAATCACACTCCCCAGAAGAGAAAGCGGCCCTGCTTGCTGCATCAACTATTGCTCAGTCTGAAATCGATAGTCTTTCTACCCATAGAAGCGAACTCCTAAGCGAATATGAAAAGCTCAGGGCAGTACTGAAGCTGAACCAGCGCGCGCCGCGAGAGGAGCAATGACGTCCGAATCATGGGCCTGCGACTTCGCCCTCCGACACGGATAAACTCAAGCCCGGCCAAGCGCCGGATTCCCACATAAATGAGACATCAAGGAAGAACGATGCGAAAGCTGCGCAGCCGTGAAGTGATTGGTCTGAGCGTTGATGAAATCCTTCAAGAGTTCAACGAGCGAGCCTCGGAGCTCGACATCACCGAGGAGAACCTGGTATCGGTGAACGTGAATCCACCTCGTCACGCACTCCGCATTCTCGACGGAGGTAAGATCAAGGAAGCCAACGTCCAGGTAACCTTCATCTACTGGAGTGAGCGATGAGCCACATCAAAGCCCGCGTCGAAGCGCTACGGGAGCTCATCGACGAACTCAAGAATGCTGAAAGTATTTTCGAGCGTGCTGCGCTATTCGCTGCCATTCGGGGCGTTGTAGAGGACCTCGAGAACGACGAGCAACTCAATGGCTATGCCAAAGAGAAGGCCTTGGGTGTGCGCTGGCACGCTGCCGCTGCACTCGGCTTCGACGAAAACAATGGCCACACTGCAGAAGCGCATCGAGTGTGGGCGTACGGGGAAATGAACACGCTCGAATCTGCATACGAATAAGCATAAGCCCGGCCAAGAGCCGGGCTTTTCAATCAAAACACTGTCAAACTAGCCCGAGGATCTATAAAAATGACGTTTAACGAAGAAATTTATTACAAGCTCATAGGCCGGGCAGACCTCAAAAAAGAACTAAACACCCTAATGAATAACACAAAGGACGATGTGCTCGTAATCTTACGAATCCATTTAATGTGTGAAAATCTGCTAGAAGCCTGGATATGTGCCTCCACTGACAGACCTGAATTTTTCAGCCACCCAGAAGATCTCCGACTAACGTTTAACAATAAACTAGGGATAGCTTACAACCTAGACCTTCCCAAAGCCGCACATGAATTCTTGGCACAGGTGAACAAAGCAAGAAACGAGTTCGCTCACAATCTTCACAAAAAGACAATCACAAATGGCCTCTCATCAAAACTAGAACGCATCATAGCGAAGCTTGTGCCTCTCTCCCCCCCAGAAATGCAGATTATGGATGGAGACAGGGAAGTGGATAGCTTAAGGAGCGAATCTACCCCCGAGAGATTGAAACTCTGTATGATATTCTTCTTATTCCAAATTTACTTAACAATGAGCAGAACCCCTGCGACTGATAACAATGATTCTACCGAACGAAAAACCGCTAAAATAAGCTTTACACTATAGGCAAAAACCTAAACATCCATGGGGCGGTTAAGACACCTCCATAAAAAATCTAGTCGAGAAGTGCCAGGCGCAAAAAGCCCAGCGCGGGGCTGGGCTACAATCTAAATAACATAAACTTCCAGGGATCTAGGGAGACTTATGCTTCCACTCTCGCACATTTAGTAGAACCGCAGTATTATTAGATTCGCCGCCCCATATAGCATTTTTAAGCTGCCAATAATAAAAATGAACCACCCGGCCATCATCTAGTGTCTTTTTGCTTGATTTTCCTTGCTTACTGTAAACAACGACCAAGTCTCCAGCTTTAACAGTCACATCTGGCAGCCAATATGCCGTTTTTGATCCAGACTGAGGATTTCCTGATTTACCCTTTTTGGATCGCAGCAGTACATATTTGCCGATATCCAAATCCTCACTAGCCTTCATAACGACGCGTTCTTTTTGCAAGTTCCCCGCCTCAGGTATCCGGTCAATTTCGAGTTTCATTTGTTACTCCACTTTGACCAAACGCTTCCACCAACAAGCCCAGCTCCGCCAAAAAAAACTACGAAAGCCAAAGGCCAGTTCCCCCAAGCCGTTGGCAAATAGCCCAGTATCAAGCAACCGACACCTAGTGCCGCAGACTGCAAAGTATCAAGTGATGCAACTCTCTTTGAAGATGACTCAGCCACAGCAAGTTTACTTTTAACATCATAGTAAGCAGTTCGGAACCTCTCCAAGGCAGAAATATTTATTTCAGCCACATGAAGACGATCCAAGATCATCTTCTGTACACCTGGATGTTTAAGTTCGTCATCATTGAGCTGTCGCTCTACCCGGGAAAGCGCTCTCTTTTCCGTTTGGGCATTATCTTTAAGTTCTATTGCATCACTATCATCTGAGGCCTGATCAACCTGTGCCATATTCCATTACCTAATTAGAGTGTCTAGTAGCCCGCACGCTAGTTCCTCTTCTTGAAAACGGCACTCACATGCAACTTGACAAAATACAACGAACCACTCGAATTTCCAACTGGATGGAAAGCCAGTAACCTACCCAGGAGCTGCCATAGTAGCTTTGCACCTCCAATGAACCGCCTCGGTCCATTGCGGGCAAACCCATGGATTGGGGCAGCATCAACCAGGAGTTACCGAATGTCTTTCACGCTCTACACCCTGGTGACAAGTACTGATGGCCGCATCAGTGTCACCCTAAGGAATTTGTCTGCCGACAGCACCACCACCGTCTGGGTTACGCCAGGGCAACCAATCGAGAACCTGACAATCGCTCAGATCGAAAAGCTTGCGCGCCAAGAAGCAGCCAAGCAGCACTCCTGCTAACGCTGACAAATCGCTTCAAGCAAGCTAACCCGCTGCGCAAGATCACTATCAGCAGCAAATCGCTGGCTCGCTTCACCTCCGAGGCGAGCCTCAAGACTAATCAATGCTTTGAGCGCTTGATCCAGCCCTTTTTCCAGTTCCTCGATTCGTTTAGCCTTACTCATCGCGTCCTCTCTTGCGGCTTGGCCGCTTCATTCGCGTCCCGATGACGCAACACAAGGCGCGTCCGGTCGAGCCATGGCCCGCCGAACACGATGATTTCTGATGGCCTGCCGAGCAGGTGGTGCAGCATGAAGGGCCCAGGGCCGAAGACCTCGGCATGCTCCTCCTGCAACTGAGCGGCGGCGCCCAGGTAAATGCCGGCATGATTTGGGTGAGCCGTACGACCTACGGCCATGACGATCATGTCGCCGCGCTGAGGCTGGCTTACCTGGTAGAAGCCGGCAGCTTCATAGGCCTGCTCGTAAAGGCTCGGTCCGTCTGCCTGCTCCCACCATCCCTCCTCTCTGGCGTAAGCCGGGAACTCCAGGCCCCACTCGCGCTGGTACCAATCCGCGCAGACCTGCCAACAGTCCCAGGCCCCGTGCACAAAAGGCCGCCCCAACAGCGCGGTGTAACCTGTGGGTGTGACGGTGCGAAAGTCGCCCTCCGGCCACGACAAGATGTACCAAGGCAATCCTGTGGCCTCGCACATGGCGAGGTCGCGGGACGAAGGCCTACTGGTGGCGTCCGGGTGCGAGTGCACGATACCGATTACCTGGCCTTGGTCCTCGGCGGCCGCATACTGCTCCGGTGAGATGCGGAACTCCTCGGCCGGGTCGGTCGCGGTGTTGTCGCATGGCACGTACTTATGGGAGCGGCCTGCGGCGATGATCAGCCCGCAGCACTCCCGCGGGTACTCTGCCACAGCGTGCGATTGCACGGCGGCGAGGATGTGTTTGCGCATTGTCAGCTCCGTGAGATCAGAGAAACGGCAGGGAAGCCGCCGAAGGGCAACTGGTTGCCCCGGCCAAAGCGAACTGTGCAGCCAGTGTCCAGGCAGCCATTGCACTGGTCCCTGGCAGGATCGTCCGTGGCTTTTCCGTCGAGGTCGAAGTAGGGGCCGGTGTATCCGCAGTTCGGGCCGCGGTAGCCGGCAGTCATCGCCCAGTGGCACAACTGGGTCATCTGCCGGCCAATCGTCTCGCCTCCTACATCGCCAGGGCTGGCCAGCTCCCAGGCGACCGTGGTACCGCTCTCCGACACCTTCTGGTCGATGTACCAGACCTCGATCGCTTCCTCGGTAGGGTCGGCCTCCGGGTTGCCGGCGGGGAAGTTTGCCGCGTCCAAGTAGCGCGCCATGGTGTGACGCATGGTCAGCTTGAACTCGAGAAGGTTATCGAACGCGAGGCACAACGCGGTGATCCTGCCGTTGACGTTACCAATGGTCAGTGTGGGTCGCACAGCCGTGCCGTCCGAGTTCGCCTCAATGCCATCGATCTGCATTGGCCAGGCACCGTACTCGTTGCCCTGCCACCAGATGGACTTGGCCGGCAGTTGGTCCGCGTCAATGCCGGCGGCAGCCAGTTCCTCTGGGGTGTGCGGGATCGCATGCCCATGGAAACGCAGCGTGTCGGCGCCAAAGTCTGAGCCATCCAGCTCAAACAACAGCACCTCGCTGCCAGGCTCCAGGCTCTGGATGTCCTTGATCAGTGACATGGTGAATCCTTACGGGTGGAATGCCCGCTCAAAGGTGGCCGTGACTTTGAATCGACCACCGCCGACGGGCGTGGGCTTGGGGTCAGTGCAAGTGAAGAGCCCGAGATCCCCGAGCGGCGTCGACCAGAGAAAAGACTTCGCGCCGCCGTGCCGGTCGAAGAACTCCATGACCTTGCGGACCTGGGCCTTCGTTCCCGTCACGGTGATTGGGTAGCTGTCTTCCTTGTTGTTGGGGCCATCACCCACCGTTTGCCGGTATCCTCCGCCGAAGCGGGACTCGCGGACCCGGTAGTTGATATCCGGCGTTTCACCGCGCTGCGTCGGCCAGCTGAACTTCTCGATCGCCATCAGCGCCTCCCTTGAGTGTTTCGATGGCTAATCCCGCCAGGGCGCCAAGAGTCAGCGACCGCCTTTTCGGCAGCCATTTGCACCTGTTTCTGCATGTTCTGCTGCAGCAGTGCCTGATCGAGCTGCAAGCCTTCGCTGCTCCTGTCCTCCATAACCAGGCTGACAGGGGCCGAGAGGCTGATTGAGGTTCCACCGTTTCCACCCACTGCCCTCACGCCTAGCTGGCCGCCAGCTGTTCGAGTCAATGGCATCACCGCCTCGTCTCCAGCCTCGCCCATGACCCCCATCCTGCCGCCGGCCATGCCGAAGGCCGTGGGTGTGCTGACGATGGAGTTGGTAAATGCCCCCCCATTGGCGAACAACTGAACGCCGTTCGACCAAGCACCGCCAAGCGCTTGGGGAAAGTAGGCGCTGCCGTAGCCTGCCTGAGATGCGCCGAGGTTAGAGGAAACAGCACCTGCTGACCCGGCCTGCATACCATTGCCGCTGCCCCCGCCAAAGTAAGCCGAGGCCGCAGTGGTCCCCCAGCTCACCAAGCCGCCTAGCAACCCTGACGCGGCACGCTGGATCTCGATCCGTACCATGTCAGCGAGAATCGACTTGGTGAAGTCCGCGAAGGAGAACTTGCCGGTCATGGCAAAATTGACGATCGCATCCTCCATCGAGCTAAACGCGTTTGTGAACAGCGCTTTCGTCTGCCCGGCAACATCACGTGCCTGTTCCAGGTAATTCTGAAAGGCAGATGACGCTCCTTTGCGCCAATCACCCTGCGCGACCGTCATCTGGTCGTAGTTGGTGATAGTTGTTTCCTGCAGCTCTCGCTCGGTTTTGCTCAGCGCGGCCAGCTTCTGGTTGTACTCATCAAGACTCATGCCGCGGGAGCCGTCGCCATATTGGTTGGCCAGGTCGAGGCGCTGCTGGTTCATCCGATCGGTGATGTCGTTCTGCTGATCCTGTAAGCCGCGCTGGCGATCACCGAGTCCAAGGCTATTGGCGGAGCGCTGCCCCTGCTGCCTCAGCGCCAGGACTTGCTGGTCGAGGGCGTCGGTATAGGTCTGCACAGCCCTGGCTTGCTTGGCCAAGCGTCCTTGCTCATTTGTCGCCAGCACCGAAAGCTCGGTATCGGCGTCCTTTTGCGCCTTCACCATGGCGGCCTGGGCATCGGCGATCTTCTGGTCCAGTTGGATACGCTGCTGCGCGCTGGTACTGCTCCGCCCTTTGGCTTCAGCCAGCGCCTTGATCTCCGCCTCGTAGGCGTTTGTGACCTCGACCTTCTGCTGCTCGATGATTGCGGACCGCTGGGCTGCATAAGACTCCTGTGAGATCAGGCCGGCCTTCTGCGCCGCGTCCAGCTCCTTCTGGTAGTTCTTGTACTCAGCCAGGATGACGCTCAGCGCGTTCTTCTGGTCGTTGAACCCGGAGAGGTCGACCGAACCAGTCCGTCCAGCTGGATCCTTAAACTGCTTGGCAATGTCGGATTCAACCCGGGCGACTCGTTCAGGTTTCAAACGGTCATCGTTCGGATTCTTTTCGCGGATAGCGTCGAGAGACTTCCGGTACTCCTTAAGCGCGTCCGCCCGCTTCTCGGCGTTGGTTCTGGCAGATTTTTCCAGCGCGTCAACCTTGCCTATAGCGATGATTGCTGCCTGCTGCTGTTGGGCATTCAATGCGCGCGCCTTGGCGATTGCGTCGAGGGTGTCCCGCTGCTGGATGAGCCCTTTGAGCTCAAGGCTAGCGTTGGTCAGCTTCTTCTGCGCATCACTGTCGTCCTTGTCAGCATTCACAGCGCTCTGCGCTGCGGCCACCTGCTGCTGTAAGTCGACGATGCGGCTTGCGATATCCTGGTCCCGGCCAATGTTCTTGACCGAATCCACTGTTGCAGCAACCTCGCCACGCAGCGATTTCCATCCGCGCTCCCAGATGGATAAGTTCTCGGTGACCTCCTTGCTGCGGTTTTTGATGGTATCGACGTACGTGTCGGTCAGCAGCTTGGCAGCCCCGATGGTGTCGCCCTGCTCCTTCAACGCGACGATCTGCGAGTACGTTGTTGCTGTCAGGAAGTTGTACTGCTCGTTGAGTTCCTTGGCGGCGGTCACCGGGTCCTTGCCGATCTTCACGAACTCGGCAACGGTCTCCTCTATTGCCCTTCCGGTCGCAGACCGCCATTCCAGGGCTGCCTCGGTGATCTCGACGAAGCTGTCTGATGCGATTTTGCCGCTGCCGGCCAGCTGGGTGAGCACCTCAGCCGCGGCGCCGGTGGTGCCGACGGTCGCCGCGACCTGGCGTGCCATCCCGGACATTTGGTCCGCCGTTGTGCCAGCGGCATTACCGATCTTAATCAGCTCCTTCTGGAATCCGACCGCCTCCTCGCTGCCCGAATAGTAGGCATAGCCGAGCACGGCCATCGCGGCAGCCGCAACAGTGAAGGGATTCACCAGGCCCAGGACGTAGCCGCCGAGCGCTTGTACGGCAGGACCTATCCCACCGAACATGTCCTTGAGCTGGCCGCCCTGCTGGAGCAATACGGTCAGTGGCGCCTGGCCGCCTTGCAGGGATACCACGATGTCGGTGAACTGCGCGGGTACTCCGCGCAGCGCAGCGGCGGTAGCCTTGGCGGTCATCCCCGTCTTGTTGAGCGCGTTATCGGCGGCGCCCAAGGCGGTGCGCGCCTGCTCAATCTTCGTTTGGTACTCGCCGAATGTCTCGGCGTCGAGCACGCCGTTGGCGCGGAAGCCCTTGAGCCTCTGCTCCATCTGGTCCAGCCGGCTCATAGCCGCGACGGTTGGGTCGATCTTGCCCAGCAGCTCTTCCAGCGCCTGGCCTTCTTCCCGATGTGCGCCGGCGGCCTTCTTTGCCGCCTCCGCCTGGCGCTCCTCCGTGGCGATAAGGGCCTGGGCCCGACTATTGATGGACGCCTGACGGCTGGCACTGTCCGACAGCACGGCGTTCGCCTGGGCGGTGACCTCGGCGCTCTGCTCAGTCGCCCGGTTCAGCGACTGCACGTACTGGCTGGCCTCCAGTGAGGCCTTGGCCACGGCCAGAATCCTAGCCTGCTGCTCGTCGGCGGATTCAGCGGCTCGCCGACCGGCTTGAGCACCGGCATCCGTGGCACTGGTGAGCGCTTCCTGCACCTTGCCCGCCTGCGCGGTCTCAGTCCGAAACGCGCCAATATTCGCCGCGGCGCTGCTGAATGCCGTGGAAGCGCTGGTAACGGCACGCCCCACAGTGGCCATCTGCTGCGCTAGCTCGGCCTGCTTGGCGTTGAGCGACTGCAGCTCTTGAACGATCTGCCGGGTATCACCCTGCAGGCTGCCTAGGGCGGCCTCCCAAGCGCGTCCGGTTCGCCCCGCCGACTCCTCGCTGCGCTTGCCGGCGTCCGTCAACAGGTCGAGGTTGTACTTGGCCTCGACAGCGTCACCGGAGTCGATCTGCAGGCCCAGGGATGCAATGGTTGTCATGCTTTTCTCCGGGCAACAAAAAACCGCCGATGGGCGGTTTTTTGAGACCTGCGATCGTTATTTAGAATCTGGGACCAATAGGTCCCATGACTGATCGGAAATCAAGAATGGCGCCTGGTAATCGCCTTTTTTAGATGTCATATATGCAGCAGTTCTAATGTTTCTGCTGATTCGAAGATCCTTGTCATCTGGCCAGTGCGGGTAGACACCGTCTGGATCTGGCTTACCAAATGCTTTCATCATCAGGCTGTAGCCTGCTTGGTAGGAGCTTTTGTTCCCCGGCGTGATAATCGCCTGATAAAACACTCCTTTGTAAAAACACATCGAGACATTTCCGACCGTCGTTCCCCTGAACACGTCTTGGGTATTCTCGCCCCAGAAGCACTCCTGATCACCATTGACCTTGCTTTTCTCAAGAGATGGCCTTTCTTTTTCATACCTCGATCCAATTTTAAATCCTAGAATCTCAATCTCGGGCCTCTGGTCGTACTTAATCGGCAGGCTATCTAGGGTGTATCTGAACTGATAGGGATATCCATCAACATGCATTTCTACGAAAAGCTTGTCCCCATGATAGACGGCACCGAAAAACGCCCCCATTTCCGTGGGGATGAACCGTTTACCGTCCTCAGTTGAAAACAGGGTTTTCTTCACAGCGCCATCACCAAACCTGACCTCAAGCTCGCAAGTCGCTTCGCCCTGCTCGGGGCAGCCGTCGACCCGGGCGCCTGAAAGGTCAAGCATTGCAGAAGGGGCGCCATCTCCCTTATCAAAAACTCGAATCGTAAGTTTCGGCCCAGACCCATTAAGAGGGCTGGACTCTTGTGTATACATCTGGATGCTCGACGAGCGCATCTCATCCTTAATTTCGCTGCTTACCCATGATGCGTGGCAAACAGCTGGCAACATCGACAGAACCGCTATCGAAAAACGAACCACCATTGTGTTCCCTCCCCATTGAAGGAGAGAAATCTATCACGTAGCGCCCAGACGCAGAGGTCAATCGAGGGCCTCAGCCATGACGGACAAAGCCTCGACTTCCATGACGCGGAGATCTGGAAAAATGTCGGTGAGGTCGCGGCGCTTGATGCCGAGCATTGAGGCCGTTGCAGGAATGGCGGTGTAGTCCAGTCCGGACGGGCCGTCTGACGCCACCCGCCACTGCGTGCCCAAAGCATCGAACAGTCGGAAGGCTGGCCATGCATCAGGCCAGACCTCCAGTACCTCCTCCTCGATGTCATCAAGGGTCAGCCCGAGCGCCGCTAGTTGCTCGGCGGACGGGCCTCGCTCGTAACAGGCCCGGGCCGCCGCTCTCAGTTTCCCAAGCGGGCCGGGCTGTAAGCAGCCTGGAAAGCATCGACGACCGCCTTCGGTGCACCGGTGCAGGTGCGCACCAGGTCTACAATAGCCTCGCCGCCGAACTCGTCTTCAAGGTCCCAGGCGGTGACGATCTCGCCCAACTGCTCAGCCTGCAGGGTGATCTCGCCGGCGGTGACCTCCTCCCAAGTTGCGCCGTCATTCTTGGCCTTCTCCGCCCAGGCGTCGCGCGCCTTATTCCAACGGTCAAACATCCCGGCAAGGGTCATGCGGTCCATGTAGCGAAACTGGAATTCCACGGGCACTGACTCGCCGCCAATTCGCGGCACCTGCACTACGGCGGTGAATGTGGGGTTCTGCGCAATTTTGATCTTCGCCATGAGGAGTCCTTAAGCACCGGCCAGGTAACGGGTGGGTCGGCCCGAGAGTGCGATGCTGATGGTGCGGGTCATGAGGTTGTTCCGCTCCATCGTCGGGGTGGACGTGATACTCACGTACCCTGGATAGACGATCTGGTCGCCACCTGGCAGCTTCAGCCGCACCACTGTCAGCTCTTTACTGTCGCCATAGCCTTCCACCAGAGGCACATAGGCGGCGCTCGGCTGGTCTTCAACAGTGATCGAAAGGGTGATCGGGTTGCGGTTTGTCGGGAATTGACGATCGTCGTCATCTTCCAGATAGCCCACGGTCAGATACTGCTGCTCCCCACCCGAGGAGGTGAAGGCCGTAACCTTGGAGATCTGGGCCCAGTTGGTTACCGGGACTACGGAGCCAATACCCGCGCCAGCGGTGAATTTCTCGACGTTGCTGGTGTTCATGCCGCCAAGCGAAAACTTGTCGGCCGCTACACTCGCAGCGCGCACAGCACGGTCGGTGATGAGCGCCCAACCTGAGTTGACCAGCAGAACGTCTCCGTTCTTGATGGTGTGGCCTGCGGCGGTGGCCACCGGTGGCGCCGCGTTGGTCAGGGCGGTGAAGGCGATTGAGGCGCCGAGTACGCTGGCAATTTCCAGCACGGAGCCGTTCGGCAGCGGGAAGCGTGCGGCCATGGTTTTATTCCTCTTGATAGCCCGCCGGGCGGCGGTTGGTCATGCCCCAGCGGGCGGTTGGTCCGCGACACCGCGGTAAGTGAAGCTGGCCGGCACCGTGTAGGTCGCCGACTCGGTGATGGTTGGGCCCTGGTCAACTGGTTCGGCGACCAGGCCCTCAAAGCCGTTCCTGCTGAGTTCCGAATCCACCCGGAAGAGGCTTGAAAGCTCGTCGACCAAGGCCTCGGCTGTAGCCAACGGCTGGCCCGCCGGGCACACGATGCTCACCTGGTAGACGCCGGTGTACTCGTAGGCCTCCCCGCCCAGGTAACGGCAGGTAGTTGCTCCCGGCAGCTGAAAGGCCTGTAGGTAGATCTCACCCGGCTGAGCCTCGAAGGCTTGCTCAAAATTCGCGACGCGGATTGGGCGCGCCGAGGCCCAGGCCATCAGTTTGATCTCGATAGCCTGTCGGGCCTTTGCTTGGCTCATACGCTGTTGTTCCTGATGGCTTCGTCGACGATGCGTTGGAAGTTGGTCAGGGTCACCCTGACCATGCCGGCCGGGGCCTGTGTTGAATGTCCGTACTCGAGCGGAATCGCATACGGCAGGTTGTTCACGATGTACGCCGTCTGGCCGATGGTTAGCGCCTGCACTTGGCTGATGAGCGCGGTAATAGCCTCGCTACCCGACGGGTCTATGCGCTCGAGCTCCTCAGTTGCCGGAGAGTCGATGGAGAACTGCCAGTTGCCTCGGAACCGCCCGCCGACGTAGCCCTGGCCTGCAACCAACCCGTTCACAGCGAAGTTCTGCACGCGCTCGGTCTTGGTCAGGGGCTGCGCATACTTCACGCCCTTGCGCAGCTTGCCGGCCTTGGTGAAGTTGTCCTGGTTCAGGTTGATCAGGGTGTTGCGGACCGCGACCTTGAAGTCGTAGTCATCAGCGGCCTTGTTGGCCTTGGCTCGGTGGGCCACGTTGGCCGCCCATAGCTCCGGATTACCTACCGGCGACATGAGGATGACGCTGCTACCTATCTCGATCACAATTGACCTAAAGGTCGAATCCAAGGCCTGCAGGGCTTGCTCAGTGAATGCCTGAATGCTGTTGGCAAAACTCCCTTCAAGCCCCCCATATCGTTGAGCCATATGTGAGCCGCGTGGCATATCATTTCCTCAGCTGGATGGTCCAGGTTGCCTGAGCCGGGTCCTCCGAGACATTAAGAACCCTGAAACCACTGATTTGATCGCCGATGTTGGGTACTGCCGGCGTTCCAGTGACTACCCCGGCCTGGACCTCGAAAACTTCGCTCTGAAGCACCAACAGTTTCACGTCCTCCGTCTGGATTCGTGACCCGTCGATTTCCTGCACCTGATAGCTATCAAAGACCCCTCTGCCCGTGTACTGAATGGAGGCGGCCGAACCTGCGCCGCCCAGGTTCGGATCGTAGCTCCCTTTTACCGTGCGGCTGCCGGCAACTGGCCGAACCACATCAGCTAATCCATTAGGGTCATCGAATGCCTCTGCCAGGTCAGCCTGTATTTCATCACGTAAGGCCATGGCTATCCCCTGCGTACAGCGAAAGCAAATGGATTGCTGCGCCAGGACGTGAGCAGGGCCAGCGCCAACTGCACACAGGCTGGCTGAGCGGCTGTGCTGGTCTTGTCGATCGAGCCGAAGGTCTTGCTGGTCGATACCAAGCCGGCTTTGACAGTCTTCGCCTCGAGCGATCCCTCGGTTTGCTGCTGGTAAAGCTTGCCTTGGGAGGCGCATTTGGCCAGCCTGGCGCCCGCCTCCTTCACATCATCAGGGATGTTGCCCATGTCGATGCCGACCAGTTTGAGCGAGGTTAGGTAGGCGTTCGCCTCGAAGACCGCCTCTTCCTTCAGCCCTGTAGCTGCCCAGTCAGGCCCGAGGATGGTGTCCACGTCGGCCACGGTGATGTAGGTAGCCATCCAGCCTCCGCTTAAATGAGTGGGGCCAAGGCCCCGGGATTACTGCTGGCCAAGTTCAGCGACCTGCTTCTGCAGCGCCTCTTTCGAGGCGTTGGCGCGGTAGGTGACGTTCGCAGCGTCCAACGTGGCCTTGAGCTCGGCGACCTCTTTGGCCTCGCGGCTTTCGTCGGTCTCGAGCTCCCGCTTGGCTGCTTGGGCCAGCAGATCGTCCACTTGCTTCTGCAGCACTCTGGCCTTCTCGACTTCACCGTCGCGCTCGCGCTGAAGGCTGGCGATACCGGCGTTGACCGCTTCCAACACCTGGAACAGGTGGCCAGCAGTTTCGCCAAGCTCGCCTTCGGGGCGCTCCAGGCGCTGCGCTGCGAAGGAGTCGACGATCACGTCGATGGATGCAAGCTCGGTGACCAAGCGATCGAGCTCCGCATGATCGGGACCTTCGACAAGAGCCACACGTGTAGGTACCTCAACCACTGACACATCAGCGCCAGCGGCTTCGTAAGCATCGACCACCTTGGGCCAATCGCCGATCACCACAACCGATTCAACGCCAGGTTCGGCCTGATCAAAATGTCGTGGGTTGCGATAGGTCCGGCCTTGCTCGAAGCCGTCACGCTGGGTGGTGTAAATCAGTTCCATGGATTATCTCCAAGGCAGGCCCGCTGGACCCGCCTTTGCTGTGGCCGATTAAGGCGCGGACAGGTCGATCAGGACGCCGGCAGTAGCCTTGTCGCTGGTCGCATGCTTACGCCAGTTCGCGCCGGCGCCGAGAGCTGCGAGGTTCGGGTTTACGCCTGCGGTGTCCTTCCAGGAGTAACCCATGATGTCGACGTTGAAAGCGCCTTCCGCGCGATAGCCGATCGCCAAGTTTTCCTGAGTGTTTACCGGATACGAGCGCACACCCGGGGCTTGGGATTCAGTTACCGAAACAGCGCCCACCTGCAGGCCGAAGATGCGCTCTTCGGTGACCTTGTCGGATACGAGGACCGGTTTGCCCATGGTGCCAGGCGAACCGCCGTAGATGACCACGCCCGCCTCTTCGTAAATCTTCTGGTCGATTGCGTCGTCAACCAGGTCGAAGTAGGTGGCGGAGTCCATGGCGAAGAGCGCGATTCGGTTGAAGCGATCACCGAACTTGCGCATGCCCTTAGTCAGCACCTTCTTGTGATCGACCGCGAAGGAGCCACTGGCAACCATGTTGGCGTTTGCACCAATGGCAGCACCCAAGGACGCAAAGGCAGTCTGGATGTAGTAGTCCAAGGCTGCGTCGGCCATGTCCTGGCCAACCAGCATGGAGAACTCTTCCGGGCTTCGTGCGCGACGTTTGAACGCTTCTTCCGTGGTTTCGTACGGGCCGTATTTCCACGGAGTCTTGACACCGACCGCTTCGTCAGCGCCGATCTTGATGCCAGCTACAGCTGCATCGGAGTTGACGTTGCGGTGACCCAGGCTGCCACCAATCTTGTAGAACGAACGCTTACGGAGGTCGCCCTCGATCAGTTCGTTGCGCAGGATAAGCGCGCCGCCGGACGACGCATTGAATACTTCCAGTACGTCCTGCAGACGCTCCAGGTAGGCGGTTTGGGCAAGATCGTTATAGATGATCATGTCCGAGTTGAGGGTAGTGGCCATCTGTTACTTCCTATTTTGGCAATTTGAGGTATGCCTCCTGCCCATGCGCTTCGATGTATTCGCGCTTCTGGACAGAGGTCATTTCGGAGCGTTTCTGCGCGGCCCCGCCGCCCTTTTGGTGTCCGCCGGCCCCGCCGCCAGATGCCTTGCTACCAGCGATCAGCGGACCGAAGGCCGGATCGTTGGTGAATTCTGCTTTCAGCTCGTCCAGCGTTGCCGCCGAGAGCTTGCCGGCGGCGTCGAGCACGACGACGGTGGGTTTACCGTCGCGCTGCTCGACGCTCAGCCGGCGTTCGATGTGGGGAAGCAATGCCTTGGCGCTGCCTGGGACGGCCAGCGTGGTCGCGATCTCGGTAGCGGTGCGACCCACGGTCAGATCCCGGATCTGGCCTTGCAGGATGCTATTGGTGCTTTCGAGTTGGCCGGTCAGCTCGGCCTCGCGGCGCGCGTACTTCTCGGACCAGGACTTCTCGAGTTCCTCGACGTTGCCCGACTTGCGGGCCGCCTCTTCGCGCTCGAGGCGAGCGGTTTCCTCGGCCTCCTTGCGCGCCTTCTCGGCCGCCTTCTTCTCGCCGAGTAGTTCGTCAACCTTGGCCTTCAGGCCGGTGACGTCCTCCTGCTGCGGGAGCCCGTCGATGCCGAGGACAAACTTGCCGTCCTTCTCGACGTACAGGGCTGCTACCGATTCATCTACGCCTTCGAGGCTGTCCAGTTGGAATTTCAAGGTCATTGCTGTCTCCCAGAGACGTTGAGCAGGCCCTGCCTGCGGGCATAAAAAAGCCCCGCATTGCGGGGCTTTTTGGGTATTTACGAATGCTTATGGTTGAGGTGTTCGAATTGCTGCCTGGAGGCGCTCCGCAAATTTTTGGTTTACTCCAACTTTAAACTCTGCGATTCCCGTATCTACGACAAGCTGTAAGCCAGTGAACCCATCAGCTCCAAGCTCGTTCTTAATATATAGACCAAAATCAAAAAAACTGCCGCCTATAGAAATCTGTCTTTTCTCACCATATTCATATCGGCCTACTATTTTCTTATAACCTTCTACTTGATGGTGATCGAATAGGACCTGCTTTTTATGCGATGACGACCTAATGTAGACACCTACGACAATGGCTGCCCTTTCCCCCGTAGATACAATATCAACAGTAAAATGGTCCTTATCGAAAGACTGAGCAATCTCAATTTTAGCAGTATTATTTCTGCGTTGTATAAACGCCAAATAGAGGGCTACAACAGCTGCAGATACTGATCCTAACCCTGAGACCCAATCTGCAAAACTTCCCCAATTCGGCACAAATTGGACTGTAGAAAGTGGATTGATGTTAACCCCAACGGTCAGCCCTAAAAGCCCACAAATCACGCACGCGGTTAGAGAAACAATAAAAAAAACAAATTTCATGCAAGCATCCGTAGCCCGAGGTGATGGCAATTGACCACTCTAAAGCCCTAGACGCTCAAACGCCATTGGCTCCCGCTGCTTAAGCTGCTCCAGCGTCAGCGTCTTGCCTTCGTCATCCACGAACCGATCAATGGGCAGCTTGCCTTTGCTGAACAGTTTGTAGCGTGATGGCCCGAGAACGTCACTCTGGAAAGCTGCAGGCTGCCTGGACAGCCACTCGCCGTAGCTGGTCTTGCTGCTCACCTGCTCGACGCCATCTGGACCGACTGAAGGCCGGGTAGACCCTGGGATCTCCCGGGCGAACTCGTCTTTCAGCACCGGGATGAGCGTGGTCCGGCATCGCCAGTGATACGGAGGCTTTGGCCCATACAGAGGGATGATCGTCTGGTCGATGCTCATGCAGAACAGCGTCGTCCGGCTGTCCAGGGTGGCAATCCGGCGCATCCCCTTGAGGATGTCATCATTGTCCTTGAGGACTTCGACGCGCGCCGTGGTGGCGATGTGATTGGTCATGGTGTTGACCAGGGCCTGCGCCTGATCACGCTGCTGGACGCCCAGCGAGGTAAGCCTGCGACTGATCTGCCCGGACGTCTCGCCCAGTGCCGACCCCATGCGAATCTCGCTGATGATCTCAGCGCTCTTCTTGGTGCCGTACTGGTCGAGCGCGCCGTTGATGCTGATGCGCTGGCGACCCTTACCGACCTCGAGGTCGAGCGGATCGGCCAGAGCTGCGGCGGCGACCTGCTCAATGCTCGGCCTGTTCAGCTGAACGACCGTCTTCACGACTTTGCCCAGCAGGTTCATGTTGAACTCAGCCTCATAGCCACCGAATTCGGCAAGGTCGAGCACGGCCTGCTGCTTCATCTCGCCGTACACGCCCGCCAGCTCGCCCTGTAGCTCTTGAATCTGCTTCTCGTACCGTTGGGTGCCGTACCGGCTCAATCCTTCTGATACGCGCGATTTGGCGGTGCTGATGGCCTTGGTGATGAACTTGGCCAGCCGCTTGAGACTGCCCCCGGCGTAGCGCTGCACGTGCACCTGGTGGCGAGTCGCTGCGTCGGACAGGTAGCCGTCACCGCTCATCGCCGCCATCTCCGGTGTCGTTGCCGGTCACCGGCGGCTGCTGGGCGATCTCTTCGTCAATCTTCTCGTCGCTGCGGTCTGCCTCGAGCACACCGCCCTGGCGCAGATTGGTGCGCACGTCGGACTTGGCGATCAGGCCCTGCTGCCAGAGCTGAACCTGGGCCAGGATGTCCTGGGCGGTCATCGTCTCGTCGAAGAACGATTGGTTGAGCCAGAAGACCGTGCCTTCATCATCCGGCTCGCCCATCATGAAGCGCTCGGCGTCGAGGATGGCCCGCTTCAGGGCCTCAGACACGTTGCCGGCGATGGTTCCCAGCACACTGTTGTCAGAGCTGTAGCGAATGCGAACGGCCTCAGCCGTCTCGGCGCCGCCCGCCTTCTGCACGATGCGGGCGCCGATCATGAGCATCTGCTCTTCCTTGTCCTTCATCAGCGTGCGGGCCAGTTGGCTCTCGGTTGCCTGAACAAGCTTTGCGTCACCTGACTTACCCAGGTTGTAGCCCCGGGTCGAGCCAATGTGCATGCCGTTCGGGTTTACCTTGGCAAACTCGTCAGCACTGATGTCGGTCGTGATGAACAGCGTGGGCTGGCTGCTGATGAAGCCGCTCTCCTCTACCGTGGCGCTGTTGCCGTAATGAAGGATGTTCACGTCGGCCAAGTCTTCCAGCGGCGACTTGTCGATGCTGCCGTCGTTGTTCTGGGCGCCGTAGAAGCTGAACAGGATGTGGTCGAAGGGGCGGCCATTCTTATCGAGCGGCGCGACCTCGGTGTAGGTGTTGCCGTCTTCGGCGTAGACGCGCTGGACGTAGCGGCCATCAACCAGCAGCAGCACGCGATATTGGGTGCTATTTGTGCGCTCCAGGCTGTCCGGGCTGAACACCGACACGCACTCCAGCAGGCAGACATAGACCAGGCGCTTCACGCCATCGACCACCTGCTCGTCCCAGTCGATGATCGACTCGGCGCCGTAGTG